AACCAGGAAGCCGCCGACGAAGCTCGTCGTCGCCGCGGTGCCGCCGCCTCGATCCTGACCGGGCCGGGTGGTGTGGGGTCGTCGCCGACGGGTTCAAAGACGCTGCTGGGGGCGTAAGCCATGGATTCCCGCGCCGACGAGGTAATCCGCCGCCACGAGCGCCTGAAATCCGAGCGGTCCATCTGGGACTCGCACTGGCAGGAACTGGCCGAGCGCATCTGGCCGGACCGCGCGCTATTCACGGCGAAGAAAGCCTGGACCGAAGGCGAGAAGCGTACCGACAAGGTATTCGACGCCACGGCTGCGCTGGCCCTGACGCGCTTCGCAGCCGCGATGGAATCCATGCTGACGCCGCGCACCGCGAAATGGCACCGGCTGCGCGTGAATGACGAGTCGCTGAACGAGTCGCCGGTCGTGCAGCGCTATCTGGACGAGGTGACGAACATTCTGTTCCGCGTGCGCTACTCCCCGATGGCGAACTATGCCTCGCAGGCTCACGAGTCCTACATGAGCATCGGAGCATTCGGCACCGGCGGCCTGCTAGTCGAGGACATGCTTGGCGTCGGCATCCGGTACAAGTCCTGCGACCTGGCGAACCTGTACGTCTGCGAGAACCGCCACGGCATCATTGACACCGTGCATCGGGAATTCCAATACACGGCGCGGCAGGCGATGCAGCATTTCGACGAGGCGAAGCTGCCGGGCAAGATCAAGGACGCCTACGAGAAGAACCCGGAGGCGAAGTTCGACTTCGTGCATTGCGTGAAGCCGAACGAGGAAATGGATCGCGGCGATCGTGGGCCTGCCGGCATGGCGTTCTCGTCCTACTACGTGTCCATCGACGGCAAGGCGATCGTGGAGGAGGGCGGATATCGGTCGTTCCCCTACGCGCTGGGCCGGTACATCACGACGCCTGGCGAGACCTACGGCCGCGGGCCGGCGATGCTGGTGCTTCCGGACATCAAGACGCTGAACGAAATGCAGAAAACCATCCTGCGCGCCGGACATCTGGCCGTGTCGCCGCCGCTGCTGCTGCAGGAGGATGGCGCGCTGCAGGCGTTCGACATGCGCCCGCATGCGCTGAACTTCGGCGGGCTGAACGACCGCGGCGAGCAGATGGTGAAGGCGCTGAACGTCGAGGGCCGGCTCGATTGGGGCATGGACATGATCGAGGCGAAGCAGCGCGTGATCAACGACGCGTTCCTCGTCACGCTGTTCCAGATTCTGGTCGATCAGCCGAACATGACCGCCACCGAGGCCATGCTGCGCGCGCAGGAGAAAGGCGCGCTCCTGGCGCCGACGATGGGGCGGCAGCAGTCTGAACTGCTCGGGCCGCAGATCGAGCGCGAACTGGACATCCTGGCGCGTGCCGGCATCCTGCCGGAAATGCCCGAGGAACTGATCGAGGCCGGCGGCGAGGTGGATATCGAGTACGTGTCGCCGCTGAACCGGGCGCAGCGTGCCGAGGACGGCGTGGCCATTCTGCGCACGTTCGAGGCAATCGCGCCGCTGGCACAGGTCGATCCGTCCGTGATGATGGCGTTCGATCTGCCACAGGCGGCTCGGGAACTGGCGGACATTAACGGCATGCCGGCGAAGGTGCTGCGCTCGAAGGAGGACATCGCGGCCATGCAGGAAGAGCAGAAGCAGGCGATGGGCATGCAGCAGATCCTCGAGGCCGCGCCGATCGCTGCCGAGACGGCTAAAACGCTCGCCGAGACGCAGGCTATGGCGTCGCAGGGTACGCCGGCAATCGCGCCATGATCCGCCGCATCCAGCAAATCCTGAACCGCCGCATGGCGTACCGACGCTGCTTCATGGACGGCGACGGCAAGATCACGCGCGACGGCGAGATTGTGCTGGCCGACCTGATCCGGTTCTGTCGCTGGTATCAATCGACGACCGTCGTATCACCAGTATCGAGGCAGACCGACGTGCCTGCTTCGTTTCAAGCTGCCGGCCGGCGGGAAGTATTCGCCCGGCTGATGGCAAACCTGCACGTCAGCGACGCGGACTTAAACCGCATGACCGATGAAAGAGAGGCAATCAATGAGTGATGCAGCAGGCGGGTCGGCTCCAGCCGGCAACCCGGAAGGCCAAGCGCCGGCCGGGGGAGACCCTACGGGTGGCGTCAATGGCGCTGCGCCGCAGGATTGGACGACGGGATTCCCGGACGAGGTTCGCGGGGTCATTCAGACGAAGGGATGGAAGGGTCCGGCTGATGTCGTCGGCTCGTACCAGAACCTGGAGAAGCTGCTCGGCGCCGACAAGGCAGGCCGGGCTATCGTGCCACCGAAGGACGACGCCGCGCCGGAAGAATGGGCCGCGTTCTACGGCAAGCTGGGCAGGCCGGAGAAAGCCGACGGCTACAAGCTGCCGGTACCTGATGGCGATGCCGGCGAGTTCGCTGCCACGGCCGCCTCCTGGTTCCATGAGGCCGGACTGACCGCGAAGCAGGCCGAGACGCTGGCCGCGAAGTGGAACGACCACATGGGCGGCACGCTGCAGTCGCAGCAGGCCGAGTTCGAGCAGAAGGCCGCGATCGACCTGCAGGAATTGCAGAAGGAGTGGGGTGGACAGTTCGAGGCAAACTCGGAGCTTGCGCGCCGGGCGATCCGCGAGGCCGGTCTGTCGCAGGACGAGGGCAAGGCGATCGAGCGCGCGCTGGGGCTTGGCAAGGCCGCCAAGGTGTTCGCGTTCCTCGGCAAGCAGTTCGCCGAGGCTCCGATGAAGGGCGGCGAGGGTGCCGGCCGCGGTACATTCGGCGCCACGCCGGCCGACGCCAAGGCGCGAATTGCTGCGCTGAAGGCGGACCCGGACTGGTCGGCTCGGTACCTGAAGGGCGATGCTGATGCGAGGGGTGAATTTAATCGCTTGCACCAGATTGCATTTCCTGATTCGTAGTGATACGATTCGCGCGTCGGTGGTGTGAAAGCGTCACCGGCGCGTAGCGGATAACCAGCAATGGCCCGCTGACCGCATCAAAGCATGCCGCCTGGCTCGGGCGTTCCGAGCAAGAAGCTGGCCCCGCTTCGCGGATAAGCCCTTCGGAAAACTGAATCACTCTTTTCATTTTTCGAGGAGGACAAAATGTCCGCGAATCTGCCCACCCATTACGTACAGCAGTACAGCACGAATATCCAACTGCTCCTGCAGCAGATGGGTTCCAAACTCCGCGGTGCCGTCACCGTGGGTTCCTACACCGGCAAGGCTGCATCGCCCGTCGATCAGTTCGGCAAGGTCGAAATGCAATCGGTCACCGGCCGCTTTCAGGCCATGGGCCGCGTCGACGCACCGACCGACCGCCGCTGGGTGTATCCCTCCGACTACGATCTGCCGCAGTTGATCGACTCGTTCGACAAGCTGCGCATGATCACCGATCCGGAATCGACTTACGTCCGCAACGCCGTAATGGCTGCCGGCCGCCAGTTCGATCGCCTGATCTGCTCGGCTTTCACCGGCACCGCCAAGACTGGCGAGACCGGCGCAACCAGCACCAGCTTCACGTCGGGCAACGAGGTTGATGTCGCCGTCGGCGGCGCAAACTCGAAGCTGAACGTCGCCAAGCTGCGCGAGGCGAAGCGCCTGATGATGGCGAACCACGTCGATTTCGACACGGAAGAGGCGTTTGTCGCCATCACCGCTGCGGACCACGATGCAATGCTTGGCGAAATCCAGGCCGTGAATCGTGACTACAACGGCGGCACGCCTGTGCTGAAGGACGGGAAGATCATGGAGTTCATGGGCTTCAAGTTCATCCACTGCGAACTGGTCGAAACCATACTGGCTGGCACCAACGAGGTGACGCTGCCTGTGTGGGTGAAGTCCGGCATGCACCTCGGTGTGTGGAACGACATCCAGAACGACGTTTCCCAGCGTAAGGACCTGCAGGGCATGCCCTGGCAGCTTTACACCATCATGACCGCCGGCGCGACCCGTCTCGAAGAGAACAAGGTCTACGCCATCGAGTCGTACCGCGCTTAACAGGAGGCCAACATGGCAAACGTAAACTCTACCTGGATCGGCAACGCCGTTGCTACTCCTGTCGTTCTGACCACCGCGAACAAGTCGGTCGGCCGCGTGATGAACGCGAAGTCGGTCGCCACTGTGTCCGCCACGCAGACCGCAAACGACACGATCCGCCTGGTGCGCGTGCCGTCCAATGCGCGCATCGACGCTGTGCTGCTGACCACCGCAGACGCCACCACCGCCGGCAACATCAACATCGGCGTGTGGCAGACGGCAGACAACGGCGGCGCTGTGGTCGATGCGGACCTGTTCGCCTCGGCGCTGGCGCTGACCGGCGGCCCGTTCGTCCGCAGCGATCAGACGTGGGAGTCCGGCGAGTACACCTACGCCGAGTCCTGCCTGCCGCTGTGGGAAGTTCTCGGGCTGACGGCTGATCCGAACCGCGACTACGACATCGTTGCCCAGGTCAGCACCACGTTTGACGCTGCGGGCACCACGATGGTCCTCGAGGTTCTGTACAGCGTCTGATGAAACCAGGGGCCGCTTCGGCGGCCCCACTTACTTCAGGAGGCCGCAATGGCTGATCGTTTCTACTCCGTCATCAAGGGCGAGCACTTCCCGCATCAGGTCACCGAGGGCAGTTCGACGTCCAGCGAGGCCATCGAGCTTCGCGTGTCCGATTCCATCTACACCAACAAGATCGACGTGATCCTGGCGCTGAATGCCATCGTCGGCTACCTGCAAACCAAAGAAACCAGTCCGATCGCCTGAGGTGAATCATGGCTGATACCGTCACCTCGAATGTCGTACTGAACAGCGTCCGCACGGACGGCAACTACACCATCCACCTGACGAACCTGTCGGATGGCACCGGCGAGTCTGCCGTGGTGAAAATCGACAAGTCCGCATTCACCGCGCCCGATGGCGCCGAGCCGGCGTCGATTGACATCGTGTCGGCGCGCTGGAACATCGCCGGGTTCTCGTCCGTCCGGCTGCATTGGGACCACACCACCGACGACACCGCGCTGCGCCTCTCGGGCAACGGTTTCGACCACTGGGGCGACGATGGCTTGCTGCGTGATCCGCGCTCGGCTGGTGAGACCGGCGACCTGATGCTGACCACTGTGGGCGCCGCAGCGAACGCGGTCTACGACATCACGCTCGAAGTCAGGATGCTGTAATGCGTGCGCTCCGCATTATCCTGCGGATGCTCGTTGATAATAATTTCGGGTCGCCGGGTGGCAGCGCATCCTCTGGCGACGGCCGCCTCGTCGGCTCACTCCTGCAAACTCAAAACATCACCGACGCCGTGCTGACCCCTGACGGAGTGATCCAGATATGACTAACGTAACCATCGCAGCGGACATTCCCGGCAAGCCTCGGGTGGTGTTCTTCAAAGTCGATCAGGACGGATCGGTCTACGAATACGGGCCCGTCTTTACCAATAACGATTTTGATGCCGTTGCCTACTGCGCCGAACTGGCCGCGAAGATTGAAGGGGGCGAATAATGGCGACATATTACGTCGACGACGGCGGCGACAACAGCACGGGCGCTGATTGGGCAAGCGCCTACACCTCTATCAATGCACTCGATGCCGCCGTTGCTCTGGCTTCTGGCGACATTGTTTATTTCGGGCATGACTCGCAATGTCAGGCGGTGAATGCGGGGAACCTGACGATCACCGGCCCGACAGCGGGCGCTCCGGTGGTGTTTATCTCCGTGACGCAAGGCTCGAATCCTCCGGCGTATCAGCAGGCAACTGCGAATCAGATCGACACGACTGAAGGAGCGTATAGCTGCACCTTCGACGGTTCATTCGCTTTGTACGGGATCAAGGTGGCAAGCGGCGCGAATGTCGTTGTGGCAAATGACCTTGACGAAGCGGGATTCGTTTCTGGCTGCATCCTTGCGCCAGCCGCAAACGGAACAGTCACCCTTGGCGGTGGTAGTGCGGACACGAAGGTTTACAAGACAACGATTGACCTTACCGCAGACGGGACAACGAATAGGGCAACCGCTCCAATGGCTTTAGGGGCGGCAAAGGATGTGCTTTACCAAGGGCTGTCTTTTGTGAATGCTGGGTATCGCACTGGTACGGTCTTTTCGGCAAATTCAGGGCTTACCCTTGCGGCCATTGATGGGTGTGATTTCTCAGGCTTCAACAATGCGACGTTGTGTGAGTTGTTCGCCAGCAGCCAGTCCACGAAAATAGCCGTGTCCAACTGCAAGACCGCAGCAACATGGGCGCTTTATAGCGGGACGCAACCCTATTTCAACGACATCAAGGCGATCAACGTCGGCCCGAGCGATTCGCCGCAAGCCTTGGCGATTGTCCGCAACAAGAACACCCTGACATCCTCGTCCTCGATTTACCGCAGTGGAGGCGCGACTATCGAGGGGGCGAATACCTCGTGGCTGATAACGACTGATGCGACTTGCAATCAGGACATGCCGCTTTATTCCGAGTTCATCTACGGGCGCATCACTTCGACCGGCAGCAAGACTTTTGACGTTTATGTGACCAACGACACCGCCGACCTGACCGACGCCGAAATCTGGCTTGAAGTCGAGTACAAGTCTGCGGCGAGTTCCGGCCTCTGGACGCTGGCAACGGATCGGGCAGCAACGCGTACGACCACGCCAGCAGCGCAGACGGATGACGTTGCCTCGACATGGAACGGAACCGGCCCTGCCTTCACCTACAAGCAGAAGCTTTCTGTCACGGCAGAGGTAGCGACTACCGGCTTGTTCCGTGCGCGGGTGTGTGTCGGCAAGGCGTCTGTCGGTGCGGCATCGTTCTTGTATGTCGATCCGAAGGTTGCTGTCTCGTAAGAATTCCCACCAGGAGCCCGCATGGCCTCAAAGGTTGAGATCGCAAACCGCGCGCTGACCAAAGTCGGCGAAGCCCGCATCCTGTCGATGTCCGATGATGTCGAGGCGGCGCGTGTTGTCGACTCGCTGTGGGACATCGTGCGCGATGCTGAACTGCGGATTCGTAAGTGGAAGTTCTCGATTGCGCGCGCCTCGCTGGCGGCGCTTGGCACGACGCCGGAGTGGGGCTTCGACTACGAATACCAGCAGCCGTCCGATTGCCTGCGCGTGCTGCAGGTGGGCGAATTCTATCCTGGCGTCTCGCTGTCCGATTACCGCAATGCCGACGAATCGGAGTGGAAGGTCGAGGGCCGCAAGATTCTGACCAACGAAGCGGCGCCTCTCAGCATCCGCTACATTTCGCGCGTCGAGGACACCGGCACATGGGACGCGGCATTCACCGAGGCGTTCGCCTGCAGGCTGGGCGCCGAGGTGGTCGAGCGGCTCACGCAATCGAACACGAAGCGCGAGCTAGCGTGGAGCGAATACAAGCAGGCGGTGGCGATGGCCGTCCGCGCCGATGCCATCGAGTCCGCGCCTGAACCGTTGCCGGACACAGAATGGCTGATGGCGAGGCTGTAAATGTCGAAATCTTCGCCGATACAGTCGAGCTTCAACGCAGGGGAGTTCGGCCCGGAGCTTGACGGCCGCGTCGACATTGGCAAGTACGTCAACGCCTGCAGCCGGCTGGAGAACTTCTTTCCGCTGGTGCAGGGTCCGGCCCGGCGCCGTGGTGGCACGCGCTTCGTCGCCGAGGTCAAGGATTCCACCGACCGCACCTGGCTGGCGCGCTTCGAGTTCAACACGACGCAAGCCTACATCATCGAGTTTGGCGACCAGTACGTGCGGTTCTTCACCGACAACGGCTCGCTGCTGTCGCCTGCCGGGTCCGCGTGGGCGACGCCGGTTGCCTATGCCGTGGCCGATGTGGTCACGAATGGCGGCAACAAGTATTACTGCAAGACGGCGCACACGTCCGGCGCGACGTTTGCCGGCGATGCGGCCTACTGGTACCAGCTTCCGGCGACGGGTGAATACGAGATTCCGTCGCCGTGGGCGATCGCCGACCTGACAAACTCCGACGGCACGTTCGCGCTGCGGATGGTGCAGTCCGGCGACATTCTGTACATCTGCCATCCGTCCTATGTGCCGCGCAAGCTGTCGCGCACCGGCGCCACGGCATGGAATATTGCCGAGCTTGAAACCGAGGGCGGGCCGTTCGAGGACACCGATCCAGACGAGACGGTGACCGTCTATGCATCGGCTGCCACCGGGTCGGGCGTCACGCTGACGGCATCGGCGGCGACGTTCGCCAGTACCGATGTCGGCCGGCTGTTCTATCTCGAGCAGAAGAAAGCAAACGCGATCCAGGCGTGGGAGGCCGCGAAGGCGGTCAATACGAACGATCTGCGGCGCTCGGATGGCAAGACCTACAAGGCGCTGAACACCGCGACGACGGGCAGCATCAAGCCGACGCATTCGGTCGGTGCCGAGTACGACGGCGGTGTCCAGTGGGAGTTTCAGGATCCCGGCTATGGCTGGGTGCGGATCACCGCGTATTCGTCGGCGACGGCGGTCACCTGCACGGTGTTGTCGCAGCTTCCCGATCAGGTCGTTCTGGTCGGCAACGCGACGACGCGCTGGGCATTCGGGGCGTGGGGATCGGTGGCCGGCTATCCGTCGCACGTCTCGTTCTTCCGCGAGCGGCTGGTGCTGGCTCGGGCGCTCGACCGGCGCGTGTGGTTCTCCGTGTCCGGCGACTACGAGAATTTCAAGGACCGCGACACCGGCGGGCGCGTCACGGCGGACATGGCGATCTCGATCGAGGTCCAGTCCGACCAATCGAACCCGATCCAGTACCTGATGCCGACCGACAACCTGATCATCGGCACGGCCGGCGCCGAGCATATCTGCCGCGAACTGACCGACAGCGAACCGTTCGGCCCGGAGAACATCACGGTCGTGAAGTCGTCCAGCATCGGCTCGCGTGCCGTGCAGCCGGTTCAGGTCGGCGAGGCAGTGTTGTTTGTCCAGCGGTCAGGACGGAAGCTGCGCGAGGTGACTTACGACGCGCTGCAGGACGGCTACAAGACGACCGACGTGTCGATCCTGGCGCCGCACCTGGTGCCGAAGGGTAAGTCGATCCTGCATCTGGCCTACCAGAAGGAGCCGCACTCGATCGTGTGGGGCGTGCGCTCGGACGGCATGCTGCTGGGCTTCACGTTCAACCGCGAGCAGGATGTGGTCTGCTGGCACCGGCATGTGCTGGGCGGCGCGTTCGGGTCGGGTGATGCCGTGGTCGAGTGTGTCGAGACCGTGCCGTCGCCCGAGGATGACCGCGACGACCTGTGGATGATCGTCAAGCGTACCGTCGATGGCGGCACGAAGCGCTACATCGAATTCATGCAGCCGGAGTGGGAAAACGGCGACGCGCAGGAGGATGCGTTCTATGTCGATTGCGGCCTGACTTACGACGGCGCGGCTGCCGACACAATCTCCGGGCTGGACCACCTCGAAGGCGAGACCGTCGACGTGCTGGCTGACGGCGCCTCGCATCCTCAGTGTGTGGTGGCTTCCGGCGCGATCACGCTGCAGCGCGACGCCTCTGTGGTGCAGATCGGCCTGCCGTGTCCGGCGAAGATGGCGACCATGCGGCTGAATGCCGGCGCTGCTGACGGTACGGCGCAGGGCAAGACGAAGCGCATCAATCGGATTGTGATCCGGCTGCTGGACACGCTGGGCGGCGAGGTGGGGCCGACCGAGACGGAGACCGACGAGATACTGTTCCGCTCGACCGGCGATGCGATGGATGCCGGCCCGCCGATATTCACCGGCGACAAGGAACTGGCCTGGCGCGGCGGCTACGAGAAGGATGCATTCGTTTGGTACGTGAATGAGCAGCCGTTTCCGGCGACGGTGGTGGCGATCATGCCGTCCGTGGTTACACAGGATCGGTGATGGAAATCCTGCCATTCCAGCCGGAACATTTGCGCACGCTGGTGCTGCAGGAGGCTCAGTCGTGGATGGGGCCGATGCTGCAGTCGGACTACGGCGACATGCTGAAGCGCAGCGGGCCGTGCTTCACGGCGCTGGATGGCGATCAGGTGATGGCATGCGCGGGCGTGCTGAAGATGTGGGAGAATCGGGATCAGGCTTGGGCGTTGCTGTCGGCGGATTCCGGGCGGATGTTTGTCCCGATCTACCGCGGCATTCGGAGGTTTCTTGAAATGCACGATACGCGCCGCATCGAGGCGACGGTGGACTCCGAGTTTGCTGCCGGACATCGGCTGATGCAGATGCTCGGGTTCCGGCGCGAGGGGCGCATGGTCGCATACCTGCCTGACGGGCGGGATTGTGATCTTTACGCGAGGGTGAGGTAATGGAAGCGCTCACGATTGTTTCGACAGTATTCTCCGCCATCGGCGCGATTCAGCAGGCGAATTCGCAATCGGCCGCCTACAAGTCGCAGAAACAGGCCTCCGACTACAACGCCGCCGTGCTGACGCAGAACGCCGCGAACGAACGGGCTGCGGCGAACCAGCGCGAAGAGGCGCAGCGGCGCGAGGCGCGCATGATCCTCGGGTCGCAGCGGGCGGCATTCGCGCAGGCCGGGACGGGCCTAGGCGGCTCCGCAGCTGACGTGATGGAGCAATCCTCCACCGACGCCGAACTGGACGCGCTGACGCTGCGCTATGAGGGCGACATGCGGGCGCGCGGGATGATGGCGCAGGCGGAAGGCGAGCGGTTCCAGGGTCGCGTCGCCGGGTACAACGCCAAGCAGGCGAAAACTGCCGGCTACATGGACGCGGTCGGTTCGATTCTCGGCGGTGCCGGGAACTACATGGACCGGCAGGCGACGGCGAAATACCGGAAGGAAACCATCGGGAGGATTAGCTGATGGCCAGGATACCAATCTACCGCCAGCAGGTCACGCCGAACGCTGTAGGCGCTCCGGCGAACATGCAGGGCGGCCGATTCGTGTCCGGTACCGGCGCCGGATTCGATGCCATCGGGAACGGGCTGGACAAGCTGGCCGCCGGCATTGACCGCGGCGAGCAGGTGGATTTCCTGCTGGAGAAGGACCGGATTGAGACCGAGGGCCGGATATGGGCGGCGAATGCTGCCTCAAAAACGGATTGGGACATGTCCGTCCATCTGCAGGAGTCGCAGAAAGCGGCACCGCCTGGCGCTCAAGGATTCACGCCGTCGTTCCTGAAGGGGTTTGACGAGTACGCTGACAGCGCGAAGAAAAACGCGCCGTCACAATTCGCCCGGCAATTGATAGAGGCGCATACCGTTCGCTCGCGGGAAGCCTATGGCAAAGCCGCGATGATGTACGAGGCGCAGGAATTCTCGCGGTATCAGGGTCAGCAGGTTGATGACGGCGTGCAGATGTCTGCCTCGTTGGTGTCGGCGAATCCGGCATGGTTCGAGCGCGAAATGGGGAAGTGGGAATCCACCATCCGGAACATCGCCGTGCCGGCGGCAGCGAAGGCGAAGATGCGCGAACTGGCGGTAAATACGCTGGCGACGGCTTCGATCAAGGGTGCCATCGATCGCAATCCCGGCGACGCTCTTCCGCTGCTCGAAGCCTGGGCGAAAGACCCGACCGCGGCTGTCGAGGTCGACGGCGCTCGCCTGCCGATCGGCATGCTGGACTACAAGCAGCAGCAGACGATGCTGGACTACGCCAAGCAGAAACAGCGCGAGTTCGAGACCAAGGAACAGGCCGGCACTTTCATCATGGCCGCAAAGGGTGCCGTCGAAACCGCGCCGATGCTGCCCGGCGATATCATCGACCTGCCGGCCGCGAAGGCTGTTGCAGTCAAGGCAGCCGGTCCGCTGAAGCCCGAGCAGCAGTTGCAGCTTGAGGGCTATGTCGAGAAGGTTGCAGCCGACCGCGAGCGCGACGTGAAGCGGGCGCGCGAGGCATCGGTGGCGTCCGTGTTCCAGCAGCTTGAGCAGAACGGCGGCGACCATCAGGCGGTGCCGGCGAGGTACTTCAGGCGGTCCGCGGTGCGGTACGGCGGGAAGAACTG